GAGCAATGGCTCCTAAAACCACTTCAAAAGTTTTTATCTAAACAATTGTTAAAACACCCTTGTTTTCGAACAACAGGTGCCCCAATTAGTTATGAAGATTTGGAAAACGCCATCCCTTTTCTTGAAAAGGGTTATAATATTTTATCTGGTGATTATTCCGATTGTACAAATGAGTCTATTGTAAGATATAGTGATGTTGTACTTAATGAAGTTGCAAGTGTTTTAGAACTTGATGATAACTATCGAAAACTCGCCGTCAGATCTTTATCAGGTAATACCTGTCATCTAACAAAAGTCAACCCTGAATGGGAATATAATAAAAATCATTATGATGATAATTGTGTAGATGGATTTGACAGGAAACGATTGAAAGTTCCCCAATTTATTAAACAGAAGGCTCTGCAGCAAGAAGCACAACCTATGGGAAAAATACTTTCTTTTGTAGTTCTTTGTATAGTTAATTTTACTGTTTGTAGGATGTCAATGACGCTCGATAGAGGAGGAACATTGGATGAGCCCATACCGATACGGTTGGTCTCGCTCTTGGTTAATGGTGATGATTGTGTATTTCCTTTGCGTGATTTTTCAAATTGGGAAAAGGTTGCTTCGGTCGTAGGCTGGAGTAATTCCATAGGAAAAACATTCTTTAGTAGAAAATTTGCCGAAATGAATTCCCGAACGTTCATTCGTAGTAAATATGAAACAGGTTACAATCATTTCTATGAAGTGCCATTTATTAATTTTGGTCTGTTAAAGGGTCTACAGCGATCCACAGGTCATGAAGGGCATGATTATCAGGAGCTTTCCTGTTTAGGCGAGAGACATGTTGAGTTGGTAAAAGGATTAGATCCTATTTACCATCAATTAGACTTTCTTTTTAAGCGTTTTAATGCTAAACATTTGCGCTCTGATCAGTTAAAAGGAATACCTTTCTATATTCCACAGTGGTTAGGGGGACTCGGTATGGATCCGGGGCCTGACTATACTAAAATGATCAGCAAACGACAGCGACAACAAGCTTTACATATCTTCTCTCAAATGAAGACAGTAAAACCTATAAAAGTTTCTGGTTTGAAAGAAAGTTTGCTAGACGAAATGATTACTAACTATTATAAGTATAATTTCGAAAAGCATCGTATAGTAGAAGGAGATTTTGAATATCCTTTTCACACTCTTGAGACAGAGGAATCTGTTGATCTTAGCCTGGTAACCGAAAATTTAAAGGTGTACCTTGATCTTCTGGAGTATTTCTGGAGAAGTAAATCAATCTGTGATATACTTCAAGGGAAAGATTTCAATGAGGATGATCAATTTGATCCAGTGAAAAGAACAGCCTACCAAAAACGTTATAATCCTAAAGGAATCGTTAATATGAATGATCCGATTATAAGCTGTAGTGCTGTTTGTGACATCAATATGGGAGCTCTATGCGCTAAACGAGTCAGAGATTCTTTCCGTCATAATTCAAAGATATGGTTAGCTGCATTTAAGAATGCAAACTATTCTGAGAATATGTATTGGCATAAGATTTGGCATCAGCCTCAACCATGTAACCTTGCAATAGTAGCAAAATCCAGGGAGCGAGACTTTGGTCCGATCCTTGATGGTGCATTTTAACGGTTATGCACACCCCGACATGAAGTATACAGTAATTGACAGTTCTAGATCCTTAAAAACATGATTAAATTCACGGGAGGTATTAATTTTACCAGTCTGGACAATAGCAGTAGTGTTGGGAGAACCCTCCAAGAGTAGGAGGTTAGGAGAAAGGTTCCTAGGGAG